GTTCTGGGTGGTGTAACAAATACAATTAACAATATATCAGGAGCAATTAATGGTATCGCTGGTAAACTTGGAGGACTGTTCAAAGGTTCTATGGTAGTAGGCTTAACAGATGTTAACTTATCTTCTAGCGGTTACGGTTTAAGCACTAATAGCGTATCAAGCGACAATAGAACATATAATACATTTAACGTGCAAGGTGGTGCTGGTCAAGATGTTTCTAACTTAGCACGTGCAATCAGACGAGAATTTGAACTAGGGAGGGCTTAATGGTAAGACAGTACAAAATACATACCAACTTAGACGGAACAGATGACAAAGTTTGGGACGTTACAAACGGAAAAGTTAGATTTTACCAGCCCTCTAATTTAGGGTTACAATCAACTAATAATATTTGGCAAAGTAATGGTATCGGAGTAATGGGGACTCGTTCAATTACCCAGCCACAAATAGAGTTCAAGTTGGAAACGTTTGGAGAAAGTTTAGAAGAAAACTATCAATTAATGAAAGACTTCGTAAATGATATTCTTAGCAAAAAATTCGTTACACTTGAATATCAAACAGAAATTTTCCAGGTATATGCTGACTTATCTTTAGCAGATGTCACAAAGACAGAGGGTTACGGTAAAAATGGAACTTTTAGCGAAAAGATAACATTTGATGTAATCACAAAGTGGTACACTTACGAAAATCTAACTTTTGATAAAATTCAAAATGGTAAAGTTATCGCTGGTAAATCTAAAATTTATGGTGGAACAGCACCAGGAAACTATAAATATGTCAAAGGAACTTCTTACACTTATTATGGAGAATCAGATATAGACCGTTTAAGTCGTTGGGATATAAAAGACGAAATATTTAGTTTTATGGGAATATTATATCCGCAACTTCCTAAAACACCTGCTGGAGTTAGATTTTTAGACAATATTGGAAATGAATATACTGCAATTGTATTCAAGACGGAAGAATTACAAGACTACATTTTAATAAATACAGATGTAAATGACGAAACCTATCAAGGTTGGAAGGGGACAACTGCTCTAAATTTATTCCCTGTAATGGACTTTGAGCGATACAGAACTCGTATAATTAAAAAAGGTCAAATGGAGCTAATCAATTTAAGTAAGGCAGAATTTAAAGTTAAAAGAAAGGCGGACTTCGTTTAATGTTAGAAGCTAATGTGTATGATAACTTTAATCCGAACTATTATAATATATCTGATTTTAATCTTCCTAATGGTAAAAAAGAAAAAAGAGGGTTACCGATACCAAAAGCAAGATGTCAAGTTATTGACTATGAATTGTGGGAAACAGGCTACCTCTACACTTCATCAGCTACATTGACCGTTTCGGTAGAAGTTGGCGATATTGTTCAAATTCTTTTTCCTGAAGTTGTTCCAATTGAAGAGACTCTAGGTAAAAAAAGAAACTTAAACTTAGATATTGTTTATCTTGTTACAAGTGTAGATGAAAGTAATAAAGTTACATTAAAGAACTATTTCCGGGCAATGATTGAAAGCCTAGATGTTCCGAACGCAATAACTAAAACGACAAACTCTGCTATCATTGACTATCTAATTGACCCTAATAAAAATAATTTAATGAGCTATGGTTATTTCTTCAATTCAAGTATCTTTGCTGGAAAGGCTACAATCAACCGTAAAGCAGAAACTTCATCAGCCCACGACGTAGCAAAAAGGATATTTTCCAAGGTTCAATTTCAACCAACTACAACCATTCAACATGCTTCATCTGAAACAGACCCTAGAAACTTGTTATTCATTAACTTCGCTTCTAGAAACTGGAACAGAAGCAGAATCACGACAAGGGTAGATTTTAAACAACGTGTAGCAATGGACACGGAAACAATAGTAGAACGTTCAGCTCATAATTTTGCTGTTGTGTTTATCAAAAATAAGGAAGCAGACGACTACATAGACCCTCCTAAAATGTATACAGCCAAAAACAACGGCGATATCATTGATTATAGCACTTATCATGGAGACGGAACAGACTTGCCAGAAGTAAGGACGGCTAAAACATTATTTTATGATAGAGATGACCACGGAAACCCTCCTGATATGTCTACTATTAAGGCTGAAATTTCTCCCTCTACAATCGTCACAAGGTTAATCTTTAATCAAAATGAGCTCTTGCCTTTATATGTTAATGACTTAGTTGATATTTGGTACGAGGGCAAACTGTATTCAGGTTACATAGCAGACAGAGTTAAAACAGAGTTCAATGATAGACTTATTTTCGTAGAAAGTGGAGACAAGCCGAATGTTATATGAGTATGTAGCCACTTATGGCAACAAATATAGAATAGATAGCTTTAAAGGGTATAGAGAGCTTCGTAAAGACCACTTAGAACTATTGTCAGGTAAAGTATACTATAATAGCGAAAACACGCTTAGAATTGAAACTACACTCTTGTATGAAGTTGGTCAATTTGTGTCAATTGGTGGTTATCCGTATGGCGGTAGAAAATTTAGATTGTTAGAACTTTCAATTACTGATAACCCAGTTTTAGATAAAGCGAAGATAATTTCAAGAAAGGTAAAAAATGACAATTAAAAACTTTACATTTTTCAGTCAAAATGGTACAGAGTTCCCAGTCGGTTCAAACAATGACGGAAAGCTATACATGATGCTGACTGGAATGGACTACGGAACGATTAGGCGAAAAGACTGGTCAAACCCAATAAATACAGCTCTTAATGTACAATATGTAAACACATCAATCGTTGCAGGCGGTAGGTATTTTGAACTATTGAATGAAACTGTTGCCTTAAAAGGTAATGCAGTCAATTATCTCCATGCAAACATTGACTTAACACAAACAGCAAACCCTGTAAGTTTATCAGCAGAAACATCAAATAATAGTAACCGTGTTGATATAAACAACGGTTCTGGCGTTTTGAAAGTTTGTTTTGATATTGTTACGACTTCAGGAACTGGCGTAACAAGCATTGAACCAATTGTTCAGACTAGTATTTTTGATAGTGTCAATAGCAAAAATATTTCTGTAAATGATATATCAGTTACAGGCTCACTCAATGTTCCAACTCAAAAGTGGACGGCTCATACTTCAAATGGTTTGATATTGCATTTCACTAAAAAGAACAATGATTTAGTAATTGTCCAATTCTCTGGAGAGGTAACACTTACGGCAAGTGGTTTAATTATGGGTGGAACATGGGTAGATTTTCCGTACCGCCCTTCTGTTACTCAAAGCCTTGTTGGTCATTTTGCTGGGTCAGGTACCAGTTTCCATGTTGACATACACCCAGACGGTAGTATTACTTGGTGGGGTCCATACGTTGGTTATGACGCTGTAACGCCACGTGGTAACGCAAGTTACTTTATAAAATAACAAAAATAGAAAGCAAAATAAAATGGTAACGAAAATGATTTTAATAACTATCTTGATTTTAGCGATTTTGTTCGCTACATGGGTAAAAGATAGAGAAGCGATGAACCCACCTTTCAAACGTAGACTTGTAATTGACTTGACGGTTGTCTTCTCGCTATGGGTTTTGTATGCAGTCTTTTACTTTACTCAAACGCCTTCAACTTCTGATATTGCTAAAACTGTGATTGATGTAGCTTTGTTGTACTTTGTAGGACAGTTTATTTATTTAATCGCAAAAATTAGCCCTATGTTTGACGGTTTGGTTAAACTTATGAAAAAGAATGGTGTAAGTGTTCCTGAAGCGGAAGAAGAACAAACGGAGGATAAAAAAGAATGAATATAACTAACGCTGGCGTTCGTGGTCATAATCCTACTGGGGTTGTAATCCACAACGACGCAGGATCAAACGGTGCTAACGCTGGCTTCTACAATAACTGGTTACCTAATCATAACCCTGAAAATGGCTTTGCTCATGTTTATATTGGAAATGACGGAAGATTGCAGGCTTCTGACTTCTCTAACATGGCATGGCATTGTGCTAACTCATACGGTAATGCAAATTATGCCAGTTGGGAAGTATGCCAGTCAGAGGGCGATTTAACCCAGTTCTTGAGAAATGAGCAAGCGGTACTAGATGACGTTGCTAAGTACATGAAACAATGGGGACTAACTCCTAATCATGATACTGTGAAGCTACATCAAGAGTTGTCATCTACTTCATGCCCTAGACGTTCCGTAGAAGCTCACGGTGGCAATGTAGAGAGTTGTCGCTCATACTTTATCGCAGAACTAAACAAACGCCTTACAGGACAAACTGGAGGTAATAACAACAACACAACAGAAAGCGGAGAAATTGAAATGTTCCTAATTAATTGTAAAGACACTGAAAATTGGTATGTATGTAACGGAGTTTCAGCACGACATATCAAAACAACTCGCATGCTTGGCGGTTTCCAAGGTAAATTTGGAGTAATCAAGTTACCAGAAACCATTATGTATCAAGATGAATTTGAAGCAGAGTATGGAAAAGTAGATTAATAAAAAAAGACCACCTTAATTGGTGGTTTTTCTTTTGTAATTGAAGATAACTACTCTCCTTTTTGTGCTTCAATTGCTTACCTGATTAACAGCTTCAATAATATTATTGCCAGCATTTATTAGAATTTCATCACTTACAGTTACATTCTTTCTTGAAAATAGTTCGTTCTCAATCTTCATAAAGTGCATTGCTTTAGCTAAAAATTGAGCTGATGATTCATAATATAATGTTTCTAGTTCATCACCTGAAAGCTGTGTTAAGTCATCGTTAGCAAAAGTTGTGAGTTTTCGCTTAATCTCTTTGCCATTGTCATCTTCTTCTACGTAAAAACGTTTCATCCATTCATACCTCTAATTTCAAATTTTTCAATAATATACCTTTTAGATCCTAACTCAAAGCTCACTAGATAATTATTAAAAGGGTCATTCTTGTTCAAGTCATTAGCAATCTTTCTAGCTGTTTGCTGTGGATATTTTGACCTATTTATTTTACTTGTATAATTGTGTAGTATTATCTCATTGCCTCCCTTTGCATTTTACGCTTCAATCGTTGCTTATACAAATATTCTTTGCTTGGCTTTAATCTAGCCAATAACTCATCTAATAAGTCCAAAACCTTTCCTCCAGAACCTGCACTATCCATTTTTTTAAGTGTAAGCTCGTGCATTTCATCATCATTTAAAAACATAGTAAGATAAGGGAATGCTACGGTATGCGGTAAACTCAAGCGTGATTTAGTTGTATGTAACTTAGGCCATGTACCTGTCTCATCTTTAATTTTTAACTCAAGCTGTGCCATTCCTATACCTTGTTCTTTCAGAACACTAGTGATTCTTTCATATAATTCTTCGTTTGTCATTATGCTATAACCTCAATTATTTCTGTATGCTTTTTAACTTCATATCTTTGTTCTTTTGGAAGCAATTCATTCCATTTTAAAGCCTCTTTTTTATTATAAAACTTACGTGATTTAATTTCTTTTTCCAATATCCAAGATACTGTGTAGTATGTGAATTCATCTTTCATTATCCGATTACTCCTGTCTTGATATTTAATCTTTGCTGACTTGATAAGTGATATAAATTACACCACTTACAGTGATAAGCTCTAACTGGTATCTTATCAGCTTTCTTTTTGTTATGCTGGGCATTTACTATTGAATATAAAGCGCCCATTTTTGTGTATTTGCGTTTTTTACACATAATCCAACCACTCCTTAATCGTAAATAATTCAAAGCCATTTAGTTTGCTTTGTTTTTCAATTTCTACTTGATTTCTATCTAGGTCTGTCAGCAGTTCAATTACAGGCATACCATTATCAAGCCACCTGATGACTGTATTAGGTTTAAGTCCGAAATACTTAGCACATTGAGCCTTACAACTAAAGTGTAGCTCTTCTTCCGTTGTAGGGTTATAAGCTACTACCTTTATAGCTTTTTGCATTGCCACTGTTTAACCTCCTTTTCTATAATACTATGATATCAAAAAAAGTTCATACCGTCAAGCATAAACTATTTTTAATTATTTTATTCCTTCCCAGCGTTCAAAATCATCAGCTAGTTCTTGTATAAAGCCCATAATATCGTCAGTAGTGTACTCTGCAAGCTCATTCTCGTTACTTAAGTTAGCAAGTTCTCCTGCATAGTCTAAGGCCTTGTTGTGGTCCTTATCGTAGCTTTCTCCCTCTTTCTTGCCAGCTCTTACTAGATACTTCAATACCTGCATTGTATACCAGCCCACAAGCTCTTCGTAGTTAAAATTATGTTTCAAGTATTCGTTAAGTTCCACACCGTATTCATTGGCATAGTGCTTATTTGTACCATAATTCATTAGATGTTACCTCCAAGCCATGTAATAAGCAACGTCGCAAGCATACCTATCCAAGTGATAGCGATAAGTGTAAAGCCGACACCTGCGACTATCATTAAAGTTTTTACTGTATCTTTCATTTTGTTCTCCTCTATTTATAATTACATTCTATCAAATTACTTTTACTTTGTCAAATATTAACTGTTTTTAACCATAAATAACTTTTCACATTTATCATTTCTTGTTCCACCTTGGATAGTTCTATGTGCTTTATCAAAAGAATAAACAACTTCAAAACGTTCATCTGAAATCGAATAACTTGAAATTATCACGATGTTAGTTTTAGCCATTTCAAATGCCCAGTCGTAAAACTCTTGACTATCAAATAAATTTATATAACTATCTTGGTTGGTTCCTTCATAAGGTGGGTCAAGATATAATATAGCTCCAGAAACTTCACTAAAATCATGATAACTTTCATTCGTTGCTTTTATTTTATTTACTTTTTGAAGTCTGTAAAAATGTTGAAGCCGTGGAAGTTGTTCAAGTTGTTTATGCGTTTCTGGCTTAGTGTTAAACCAATTCCAGTCCAGTCCAGAAGTAACTTTCTTATATGTTTCTGTTTGTCTATAACCGCCAAAAACGTCATGCTTTTCTATAATTTCTTTAGCTAGATTATATTTTAAATCTGAAACTTCTTTGTTGTATAAATAATTTCTCTTTTTATTACCGAAAGAGTTAATCAGCAACTTTAAAAAGTCGTCTGTTGTCTTGTTTTCTTTATCCTTAATCTCGGTAAACTCTGTACGTGAAATAATAAGTGTTTTTATCCACTCACGGTCTTGCGAAATAACTCGTTCAAATGCGTTGGTTATATCCTTGTCTAAGTCGTTGTAATACACTTCCAAGCCATTTAAAATACATTCGGCTGTAATTGCTCCACCACCTCCGAAGATGTCATATATCGGCTTGTCTGTACCAAAGTTCTGTTTGATAATTTCAACTATTTTCTTGCTTATCTTTTTCTTGCTTCCTTGGTACGGTAATCCAATAGGTTTACCTTTTCTGATTTTCTTCTCGTCTAAACTAAGCATTAAAATTTCTTGTCTTTCTAGTTTGATATAATTTATTCCAGTTTTCTATAAGTGCTAGCAACTTAGGTTCATTATATTCGGTAAACAGTTCAACCTGCATTGTATACCAGCAATGTAGACAGCGATCGCAACTATAACAGATGTTCGTGTGTCCTCTACAACCTTTGCAAACTCCTAAACCGTCACTCGTTGGTATATCAAAGCAGTGGCAATATCTTTTGTCATTAAAGTATTTACTCATCTATTTGCTTCCTTTTGTTTTAATCAGGTCAACTAATGCAAAAAAAGAATATAGTTCAATTCCGACTAGTGCTATTATAATAACTTTACCAACTACTGATTCAATACTCATTTATTTCTCCTTTATTCTATATACTATTATATACTATTTATTCTTATTTATCAAGCTAAAAGCACTATAAACCACTAATAAAATAATTGTTATTATAAACAGCGGTGGAATAAATACAGTTACAGCAAACCAAACAATAGAAACTAAAGTGTAGATCATGATTTTAAGTATTAGTTTACCAGCAGGAGTTTCTTCAAAAGTTATATCATCATCTAATGGTGAATCATCTTCTTTTGAATTACCGTAAAATATTTTGTCTTCATTTACTTCGTACTTGTTACCGCAATAATCACATTTACCATTAGTGAAACTTGAAGCCCCACAGGTTACGCATTGTTTTAATTCCATTGTTATAACTCTCTTTCTTAACTTTATATATTATTATATCAAAAAAAACTCTAAGCTGTAAAGCAAAAAGTTTTTATCATTAATTATTGTTATTTCAATTTATTCTTGAACCAGATGATTCGTTCTTTGAACCAAGCGTCGACTCCTTCAGGACGTAGCCATTTACCTTGCTTCACACCGTTTTTTTCCATGAACTCAATCACTTTAGTTGGAGTTTCTAGGTCGTCCCACATAGTATATTGTTTTGCTGAATTGAATTTACTAAACATTTCAAGCGTTTCGATGTAGCTATCTTTCAAAAGTTCCGTGTCAAGCAATTTTTGGGCTTTCTCAGCACGTTTAGCAAGTCGTTCGTTAGCTTGTTCCAGTTGCTCCTTTTGTCGCTGTAAGCTCAAATTATGGTTAATGTAAGCAATTTGCTGTGCATGTCGTCCAAGTTTGCCTTGCGTATTAAGCTCGATTAGTTTAGCCAGTCCGTCGCCAAGAATTTCATCAGGCACAAGATTATATTTGTATTTTTTATTCGTGTTACGTACATAGTTATCAAGTGTCTGCTTGATTTTAAGTTTTTTGTGTAGTTCTCGTAGTGTTGTCAATTTAATACTCCCTCATATATTTTACCAAACTTCAAAGCGTTAATTTTAACTAGCTGTTTCAAGTCTGATATGAATTGCTGTTCTCCGTCAAAGTCAAATGGCATTGATACATTTT